TCGCCGTCCCATACGAATAGGGAAGTTTGGCTGCGAACGTATCGTTCAAGTCAGCAGCTGCGAGAACCTCGCCTGCACTGAAGTCATCTCTAACGGCCATTGGTTTCCTTTCCTAGTAGCCGAGGGTGTTGGTGTCGAGGATGCCGAAACTTGCCGAATCAAGAACGAGGGCAACAGCCTCGCCGCGAGAGAACGCAAACTTCACGCGATGCTGCGATGGGCTAATGCTGTGCTCAATCTGATCCAGTCTCACGAATTGGTCAATGGCGTCCCCGATGCTGCTGGGTGTGTAAACCACCTGCACTAGATCGCCCAATTCCAGCGCCAACACCTCATTGACCTGGGTATCGGTCAGTGGATTCAGCACCACCTCTACTGCGTCAATACGCAAGATTGGCTCGGCGTATCGAGAAACAATCAAGTCGGCCAGTGTTTGGGCCTGAGTGTCATCGGCCAGCAGCGTGTCTCGCAGCTCGTAGTCAATCGCCCCATAGGCAGCAATGCTGTCGGTGTCCTCGGCAGTAGCGGTGCCGCCGTTGAGCCGAGAAATAGCCACGCGGTTGCGTAGTTCCTCGCTACCGTAGGCCGCTTCAATGTTGCTGAAGGGGATGCCAGTGCCGTCGTCGGCAAACTTGGTATCGGTTAGGATCTGTAACGATGCCCGGTCGCGGAACGTCAGCACGCCATCGCCTGAGATAAACAGAGCACCCTGCTCAGCCTCGTCCACCTTTTGCAGGTATTGCAAGGCGTTCACGGGCTTGGGGTCAGCGGTGCCGCCAATCGCGTCGGCCTGCAGCGTAGCGATGCCGTCGTCAATGTTGCGCTTGCCGGCAGGCCAGGCGATCTCACTGCGGTCAAGAATGTCGATGATGCGCTCGCCGGTGGTGCCAGCGGTAGCGGTGTGCGGCTGGATCTCCTGCTGGGCTAAGAACACGAACCCATCGGTGGCCTTGACGCTAGCGATGTGGTCGCCGTCCAGCGAGTAATCCAAGTCCCAATCATCGACTACGCCAGCAAACAGCAAGTAGCCGTTTGCGCTGACGGTTATGGCTTTACGCGGTCGCATGGATGCGCCATAAGGAGTGATGGCAGTACCGGCACCTGGGTCGTACTTGCGCGCTGAGTTGTCGAGGTCAATGGTGGCCGCGCCGGCTTGGTAGCGCTCCAATTCCCGAGAACGGCCACGGCGCACGGTGATGTTACGCACATCAGCGGTTACGTCCTCAAGGATGTCGCCTGCCAACTTGAAGGCTGTGCCATCAAGTTCACCCCTGATCGGGTCGTCCAGGGTAAAGAAGTCCCCGACGCCGCCAGCCGCCAAGTCAAAGGCGATGCGGGCGCGAGTGTCAGGCCGAGGCATAGACCGGGCCGTTCCTGCGCTCGTAAGCCTTGATGGCATCCACCACCTGGCGGCCAACCTCAGCGCCGTCAGTGCCCATGCCGGCGTTTACAACGATCTTGATGTTGGTGGTCTTGTTGCCCGCCAAGCCATTGGATGGCAAGGGCACAACCGCCTCAGGGCCAGCCTCACCGATCAGCGCCAATGTTGGGCCTGTGACAATGCCACCTTCAGCCAGAGCTGGGATGGTTGGAACGTTATTAGTTCCCAGTGTGTACGGCCCAAAAGTAACCGCCGCTGGGCCAACACCCACGGTGACCGATGGCGTAGTGAAACTAATTCCGTTCCACGCTGAGATCACCCGGTTGATAGCACTAATCACAAAGTTGATTGCGCCTTTGATTTTGTTTTGGATCGTGGTCGCAATCGTGTCAAAGACATTCCCGACAAAAGTGGCAACCTCATTGAACACGTTAGTGATGGCTGTCTTTATTCCGGTGAGGAAGTTGTTGTAGGCCGTCAAGGCGTTGGTAACAAACGTGGCAATTGCCGTGCCCACTTCAACCAACTTGGTAATAAAGTTTACCCAGAAAGCAATGATCTCAATAATGCCCGTCACAATCAGGCCGAGGAAGTTGATTAGCGCCTTTAGGTATGTGCCGTAGAACGTCACCAACACGGGCACCACGTTGTCAATCAAGAATGTAGCAATGGTGGCAAACGCTTCCTTTACGGCGTTTATGGCCTCGCGGTTTTCCTCCAACTTGGCCTTTACCAAGTCAATGACCTGAGTGATGGTGGCCTTGATGGTCTCAAAAACTTCTTTGACTGTGTTGCGCAGCGTTTCACTGTTGTTCCACAAGTACATAAAGCCAGCCGCAAGTGCGGCTACTGCGGCAACAACTAGCGCAATCTTGAGGGTCAGCGGGTTGAACACCGCAATGACTCCACCAACCACGCTAATGACCTTGCCCACGACCAAAAGCACAGGGCCGATTGCTGCGGCGATAGCGCCGAACCTGACCACCATTTCCTTCTGCACAGGTGACAGATTCTTGAAGGCATCTCCCAGCATTTGCAGTTTGCTAACAAATTGGCTGACAAAGGGCGCGATGATGTCGCCAATTTCAATCAGCGTGGTTTTGAGTTGCTGCAAGGCTTGCTGAAGTTGAAAACCTGAGGTCTCAGCCACGACGCCAAACGCCTCGTCGGTGATGCCGGCGGCATCATTGACTGCGCCGAACGTGCCATCGAGGGCTGCTGCGTCAGCATCCAACACCTGGAAGGCAGCAGCTGCGGCCTCAGATGAACCCAGCAGGCGACCGAGTTGCTCACGGTTGCCGCCGAGTTTGTCGTCAAGCATCGCAAGGGCGCCAGGCAAACCCTGCTCGCTAATCGCCTGGCGCATGTCCTCAGCCGACAAGCCCACCTTGTCTAGGGCTTTGGTTGCTTCAGCGGTCGGGGTGACAAACGCTCGGAACAATGCCTGGACTTGGGTAACAGATTGCGCGGCATCACCGTTGGTGCGCGTCAGCAACGCAACCGCGCCACCCAGATCGTTCATGCTGGCGCCGGCCTGCTTGGCAAACGGCAGCACGCGACCCAGGGCGCCAGCAAATTGGCTGGTTTCAAAGTTACCGGCTCGTGCCGTGGCAACGATCACGTCGGTGGCCTCAGCGGCGCTGAGAACATCGGAGCCATACGCGTGGATAGATCGAGGAACGGCGCGGGCAATGTCGTTAGTTTCACCCAGCCCGGCAGCACCAGCCTTGGCCGCAGACTCCAGGGCGCCCATGGCTTCCTCGCCGCGCAAGCCAGCCGAGGTGACAACGAACAGGGCATCAGCCAATTCATTGGGTGCCTTGGCGGTCTGGCCAGCAAGCTGCAAAACCTGGGACTCCATGCCAGCCACCTCGTCGGCGGCAATACCAACAAGGCCGGTGATCTTGGACATCGAGGTCTCAAACTCAACCGAGGCTGCTGTCGCTGCTGCGCCGATACCAACCAGGGGCAGGGTGACACCCTTGGTTAGGGCACCACCGGCTGAGCCGATCTTTTGGCCGACCTGCTGCATGGACTTACCCATGTCCTGAAACTTTTGCGTAGCGGTGCGGCTTTGCTTCTTGAGTGACTCGAGGTCGCGCTGAACCTTTTTGATCTGCTTGTCGTCGTAGTCACCATAAATGTGTACGCGAATACCGTCTTGTGCCATTACAGACCCACCGCCCTACGGGCTTTTTGCAGGGCAGCCTCAATCTCGCGGCGGGCATCCTTGATGCCGACGTAGTACGACGGATACAGGATGCGCGGGTATGGGCCAGCCTGGAATCGGCTAAGAATGTTGCGATTGAAAGTGCGCGATCCACCACGGCTTTGCTTGGACACGACGCTTTGCGATCCAGCCAACTCAAAGATGCTGGCGGCTGGATCCTTTTGCACCGCTTGGTAACCGAAAGCAACGGTGGCACCGCGCTTGCGAGCACGATAGGCGGCGGCCTTGACGCCCTTCTTGGCGCGGGCTTTGTCAAAGCGCAAGTTGCGCACGTTCTCGGTGCGGTCTTGCTCAACCCACGAGTAGCCCCAATTGCTCAGCGGCGGCGTGGGGTTGATGCCGTCAATGCGGCGCTTGGCCTCCTTGACGACATGGCTTGCCCCTTGCTTCATCCCCTTTTTCAATTCCTTGGAGGTGTCCTTGTCGAACTTTTCCAGGCGGTTGATGAAGGCAGCAATGTCGCTGTCCATGTCGAGCTGTAGTGAAGCAGGCACTACTTTTTCGCCGCCTTCCTTTGCTCAGACGCCCGCCACCTCAGGTAGCGGAACATGGTGGCCAGCATCCGTGGGGATTCGTCAGCCAATTGACTTGGTGCAACGTGCCATTCGTAGGCCAGATGCACTAGGAGCCAATGGGCTGACCGCTCTCCAAAGGGGGCGGCTCCTCAGACTCCCCCAGCCCAACGTTTGCCACCGTTTCAATCCAGGGGTCAAACTCCAGGCTGGTCTTGCCTTGTCGGTTGAGTGAGCGCCAGGCAAGCCACAAGACATACTCAAGGCGCATGTCGGTTCCGAACACTGTGAACGGCTTGTCAAAGTGACGCTCAAAGGCGAGCAGGTCGGGAGCGGTCGCAACTACGTCCACCCCCGACCCATCGCTGTAATCGACGTGAAGGGCAACTTTCATCATGGCAGGACTCTCCTAAGGGAGGGGGTTAGTGGATGGTTACGCGGTTGCCCGAGTGACGGTGCCCGACACCGGCCAGGTCACGTCCACCGTGGCGAGATCGCCAACGGCGCCGGCAACCGTGTAGGAGTTCACCAAGCACTCAGCGGTGTAGGTCGGGTTGGTTGCCGACGCCGCGCCGCTGGTCGGCTTGATAACGACCGTGGCGATGGTGTTGAGCAGCGGGTACAGCGTGGCGTCCACGCTCGAAGCGCCGAAGTCTTGGTGGAATGACAGCGTGAGGCTAGCGGTCTTGAGACCACCAATGCGGGTGCGCCATTCACCACCAAAGGCGGTGGTCTCTACGTCGTCGGACTCGATAGCCAACTCGACCGACGCAAGAGAGGTGCTGAAGTCATCACCATTGACGGTGATGTTGTAGTCCGTTGCGACGAACTTTGCCATGAGGGTTGCTCCTTCTTATTGTGCGTACACAGTTACAACGAACTCAGCAGCCAAGTAGGTGACCTCACCCACGGGGATGCTGGAGTAGTTGCGCATATCGGTTACACGCAGGTCTTGGATTTCCCCGCCCAAAGTCCGGTCAGACTCAATGGCGGTCTTGATGCTGGTGGCACCCGTTGGGTTGCAGTAGCCGTCCAGCAAGTTTTGTGCGGTGCGTTCATCAACGCGGCCCACCACGACCAGCACCACGAACTCGTAGGTGTCCAGGCCGCGACCGAAGGCGGTGTCATAGGACACGCTCTGCGGCATGACAACAGCGATGGGTGGGTTGGGTTGGTCGGGCATCGTGGCGGCGGTGCGCAGCCCTGAGATGGTCGCCAGGTTCGTGGCGATGCCAGTGCGCATCGCTGACAGCGTTGCCATCAGGCAACACCCACATGCTTGACGTAGGGCTGCACCAGCTGCGGCACGTCAGGGTCAAGTCCTCGACCCACGCGGATTGCGCCAAGGTCGCCAAAACCAGCAACGCCCAGCGGTGAATCTAGGCGCTTGAATATGCGCATCGCCTGGATGACGGCGGCCTGGGTGATGGTCGCCGGTACGGCAGGCCAACCCCAAGTGGCGGTGATGCGGGCGGTGGCCTCGTTGAAGGCGTAAGGGAACAGGCGCGTGTCAATGGCGCGGATGCGCGTGTAGGGCCAATCCAGGCCGTCGGCGTAGGAGTTGAGCGGCTCAAGTTGGTACTCGGTCGGCGTCCACGTCACGTCAAATACTTGGTCGGACACGGTGCTGGTTTCCAACGTCAGGGCCGTTCCGGCTAGGTCGTCAATCTGCAACAGGTAGCCGTTGTCTGGTGCGAACAGTCGTGTCTCATTGACGGTGCCAAATGTGCGCCCGCAGTAGCCGTCAATGAGCGAGGACGCCGCCGAGCCAGCCATGGAGATAAGTGCATCGTCCACGCTGTCGGTGACGCGCAGCGCGGCCTTGATCTCTGCGGTGCTGGCGTACAGCGTCATGGTGTCTCCTTGTAAAGATCGCACACCTCGGCAACGGCGGCTTTGATGTTTTCGGGCGTGGCTTCACCACGTCGGTGCAGGTTGTCTACGGCCCGCTCAACGGCCATGAATATGGCGTCATCCGTTGATGACAAGGCCGTCAGTCCTGTAGCGGTGTCCCTCAAGGCGTGGAGTAACCCACGGGTTGAGGCTGTGCACGCTGACGCCAAGGCTGCGCAACTTCTGCGCCATACGCTCGAGTGCTGTTGTCCAGATGCCGTAATGAAGGTGGCCGTCGGGGTAGTTGTCCACTCGGGCCTGGTCATCGAACTCCCCACAGTCAGCGCCCACAAGAACGATATGCGCAGCACCCATGTAGGCCGCCAAGTGCATCGTCAGGTGCAGGCTTGATGGGCCAACCGTGAGCACGTCAGGATCTGTTGGCCATTCATTTAATGGATTCCACGAGCTGTAACGCTGTGGAGTGGTTCCAACCTTGATTACGTTGGGTTGCACAGCAATATGCCCGCTGCTATCTGCGGTGGGCACTTGCTCAACTTCAGTGGTGAACACCAACAGGTCAGGGCGCTGCCGGGCTATGTCGTCGGCGTCGTCGTGGTGATGACTCACGCTGGCAAACGTTGGTAGATCAAGCACGACTCCGGCGTAATTCACGCACAGACACCACTTGTCGGCAAAGAACGATGGGTCAATAAAGCCAAGGCTTGCCCCTGAGCCGATCACCCAGGCGGTCTGCCCGTCATGGCTGTTGCGGTAAAGCCTTAGTCCCACGAGTTACGCCGCCTTGTTGCAAGCGACCATTGCCCTGCGGTGTAGTCCTGCATTGACTCTTTGCGCTGGTAGTAGCGCTGGTTATCGGTAAAGGTTCGATTGTTCTCAGCGTGGTAGCCAGATTTCAAGGTGCTGCTGTTTTCGTGGTGGACAGCGATGCCGGTGTTTACAACCTCAAAGCCAGCGTGCTCAACGCGCCGCTGGTAGTCGTTGTCCTCAAAGTAAGCCGGATGTAGCCCCTCATCAAACAATCCCACATGCTTGACGACTTCCTCGCCGACACTAAAAGCGCACCACGGTGGGCTGCCAGCCGACAAACTCAATGTTTTGTGTCGGTCATTAGCGCACCAAGACGACAACGCACCTGGCGGCCAGGTCGTGTCAAAGTTGGCGATAAGCCACCAAGGGGCAAACGGTGTGACCTTGATGCCCAGGTTCCATGAGCCAGCAACGCCCATGTTTGCCGGCATCGGCAGCAGGCTTAGGCGCTCAACCTCAGGCGACCAGTCGCCCAATTGCGTTGGGTTGATGACACGCCCGTTGTCAATAATGATCAAGTGCTGCACTGGAAAGTCGATGCTGGCGACCATGCGGTAGAGCAGATCCGCTCGAGTAAGCACTGGCACGATCAGCGCTGGGATCACAGCGCATCCAGCATCGGTGCCCACATCTCGCGGTACACCTTGTCGGCGTCGTAGCCCTTAGCGAACTTGACGGCATCAGCGCTGGTGCCTGGGCCGCGCTGGTAGGCAGCCTCAAGCGCCTCAATAATGGACGGGATTGCAGGGGTGTGCCACCAAGATTTTTGCGCGTCATCCCACACCGGCTGGTTATCGGTTAGACATCCATCGCCGCACAACTCGGTCTGCGCAGTTGCGTTGTTCAAGATGACCGGCACACCGCAGGCCTGCGCCTCAATTGCGGGGATACCAAAACCCTCGCCGAGGGAAGTTTGCAGCAGCACGTCCATGCCGCTGTAGATCGCAGCCAGCACCTCGGTAGGAATACCCATGCGATAGGCGTACTGATCGACAAAGACGATGCGCTCGTCAGGTATGCCGCACGCAGCTGCGAGGTCGGGCAGGCTTATGCCACCCATCGCCCCCTTGTTTTCGGTATGGACATACAACACAGCGTCGGTGCGCTTGCGTGACCACATACCGAAAGCCAAGAACATCTCAGCAAAGGCTTTGCGGTTATGCCCCTGGCGGCCACCCTTGTTGGCTGAGTTGATGCCAACCACGAATCGGTCATTGCCGATTTCCATAAACTCGCGGCCCGTCATCTTGCGGTCGCCGGCGGTGAACTTCTCGGTCGGCTTGAACACTGAGGTGTCAATGGCG